AATATCCGATACCCATGTTGTCAGTTAAGCTAGTCATTTCCCATTCTGCTCCATCTTCTGGTGCATTATAAGTCGTAACTACCATAAATTGTGCTGAAGCTGCAAACGTAGTCATGATTGCTACAGCAATTGTCATAATTAAATTTTTCATAATTTTTGTTTTAGTTAATAATTTAGTTAATTGAAAACAGGAACAGCTGACATACTGTTCTTGTGCTTTTGAAGTACATTTAGTACTTTATATATTTTTAATCTCTCATAGGAGTTAATTGTTTGTTGTAACCTTTATTGTTTGACATACATATAAAAAAGGTTTGGAGAAACCAAACCTTTTTATAAGTACTTTTATTTTTATTAGCAACCGTATTGTACCCTTAACTCATTACCATAAGCTATTTTAGCCATTAATTGACTTTGCCATTTAGGATTACATTTTGGAGGAGTTTTAGATGAAAGTTGATCTAATTTACTTTCCCATTTATCTACTTTTTTCTGTATAAGATCACATGGACTATTGGCTGTTGATAGCCTATCCTCAAAAGTACCTTGCCAATTACCTAATTCAAATGATTCTGGATAAGGACCTGATGCATCACCTACTCCATGACATGTCCCAGATGGATTTTGTTCTTTTAATTGATATAAAGGTTTTAATCCTGCTAATTGTTTAAATCTTTCTTTTAATAATGATTTTGTTTTTTTATTTTCTCTGATTCTTCTTGGTCTTCTTCTTCTAGCGTGATCAACCGGATCTGACGGATCTGAGTGATCATTTCCAGTTCCTGTACAACAAGCTGCTATTATACATTGTAAAAAGTCTACTTTAGATTGTTTTTGATTAACCCATAATGGTCCTGGATTCACATATCCTTGTGGGTTATTAGGTCCATAAAATGTTTGTGGGTTTGAATTTATCATATCTGAATGATGTTGTAATCTATTGTGTAAGAAAGGACAACCATTATTATTATACCCATTGTACATATTAGCTAAGAAATTATTTGGCATATTATTTACAAATCTACCTTGTAAATCATGAAGAGTTGCACATCCTCCACTAGGACTAAAATCACATCCTGTTCCTTGACCATCACAAGGATTCCCTGAACCAGATGGTATCCATCCTGGAGGACATCCATCAGCTGTTGGGAATGTATTACTAATTGGTGATCCATTATCACAAAAATCACAAGAAATCATCTCTCCCTCGTCATCACATGGATTTAAAACTGTTCCGGTATTAGGGTTAATTGTTCCTGATAGTATCCATCCTTGAGGACAACCTGGAGGATCTGGGTATTGCTGACTAACTGGAACCCCATTTGGACATCCATCACATGTTACAGTCATACCTGTTGGATCTACTCCAACCGGGCACCCTCCACTTGAATCTATATTTGTAACACTACTAACTCCTGGACCACCAAAAAACAGTTGCATAGATTGATGTAAACAATCTATTGTACAATCTGATACTGTGGTATTTTGAATAGTGTAATTAGCATTCATGTTTGTATAAACACAACACTGTAATGGGCATCCCATTTCATTTATATTTCCCCTAAACATCATAATTTTATTATTTTTTTATTCTATTAATAAATATAAAAAAATTTTAAAGACTTAACATTTACATACTCCTGTATTATCGCAAATTATATCTCTAATTATATTATTTATATTTGTGTATTTGTATTCTATTTGTTTTATTTTATTTTCATTAATACCAGGAGTTGATGGTTTCATAAAAGCACCATGTGTTGAGGGAGTTGAAACAAAATCCCAACATAATAATTCAAAATCATCTTGTACTTCTACTGTACCTTCTGATATATTTTCTTCTACTGAACCCATTCCCCTAGAACTAATACCAACTGTTATTCCTGCTGCAAATAATGCTTTTAATATATTTCCTGCTGGTGTATTTAATATTTCTACTTTACCTATCACATCATCACCATCCCACCAACATTTTTTAACTGTATGGGATACATTTTGTAAATTAATTATAGAACTTTCTGGGTGGTCTAATTCTCCCATAGCTCTATTATCTTTAATAGGACCATCTATATAATTTTGGACTTCTCTCGCAAGAATTTCCTTAGGATAAACTCTACCATTTTGGTTTTTAGCTTCAGCTCTTTGAAGTACACCTTGAACTATTAAAGGTTTATTTTCTCTAACAGCTTGTTCCGCTATTTGTTTATCTACTTTAAATTGTCTATATTCTGTTAAAAGCATATTTTAAGCGTTAGGTTTATTTAAATCTCTTAAAGCATTCATTAAAAATGTTTTCATTACACTAGGATTTACTTGTGAAATATTTTCTTCTCCATGATCTATAATAGCTTGCATTAAGTCTTCCCATTCATCTCTTGTATTAACTTTATCTACTAGAGGATGATCTGCTACTTTTTGAGCATCTTTTTCTAATTCTTCTTCTCCATTATCAACATTTTCTGTATATGTTGTTTTTTTACCTTTCCATTTACCTGGTTTAGCAAACGCAGATGGAGTAGCAAAAGCCTCCCCTGCTCCTGTGCTAACAGTAGCACCTGTACCTGTCGTGTTTGTTTCTTTTAAATGTTGGAAATCATCTCTAAGAAGATTATAAACCATCATTCTTATTTTTTCTTTATCTCTTTTCATTAAAGCCATCATATCATGACTACTTTTAATAGTTTCTGTATTTTGCCAAGTAGCAAGTCTACCATCCATTACAGCTACAACTCTTTCTACTAATTTTTCTAAAGGAGATAAAGTTTCATCTGATGTATTTCCTGTTTCTGAGTCTTCTTGCTCATACAAGCGTCTTTGTTTAGCTTGCCATTCGTGTATATTAAATTTTTTAGCCATGGAGTGTTTTTAATTCATTTATTAATTCATAATAGTTAAGTAAATTAATAACATTATCATCATGTACATTTGATTTTTTACATAATGGTTTAATCATTCCTTTTACTTCATTTAATTTAACAGCTACTGCTTTATCTTCAATTTTTTTAGAATATTTTAAGATATCTCTTTTAACTATTTTGATTTCTTGATTGATATAAGATTTAAGAGCAGGACTATTACTAACACTATTAACATATTCTTTTAATAATGTTTTTTGATTATCTTCTAAACCACTATATTTGTTATTAAATTTTTCAAGTAAGACTTTATAAGTAAGTAATCTAGTATCTTTATCCTGTTTTTCTATAATAGAAGCAAGACCATTATTTATCTTAGTTAGAGGTTTTTCCATAATATGTTCTAAAAGAGTTGTTTTAGAATTAACTATTGATAAAGGTGTAGCTTTTTTGTTTTCTAATAAATTAAAAACAGAAGCCATTATTTTATAATTTGTGATTTTAGATTTAAAAAAATTATTTATATCATAATTTTCTTTAATTTCTTTTATTAAATTATATTTTTCTCTTCTTAATTGAGTTTTATTTAATCTTCCATGAGCTTTAATTAATTCTTCAATTAACATTATAGCTTGACTATTTTGTTTATATTTTTTAGTAGAAAGAGTATGATATATTTTATACTCTTTTAATAATTCTGTTTTAGAATTAAAGTGTTTTTTTAAAAAACTTAAGGACTTTGGATCGTTCCCCGCAATAGTATCAGACGTTAGCTGTCTAGTAAGGAGTTCAAATAAAATTCCAGTATTTTTGTACTTAGAATGTTTTACTTTCATTTTTTGGTAAATTCGAATTTATCTGTATATAAATATAAACCTATTCTTGAGGCTTAATATTTTTTTCAGATAAAAGTCCTGTTTCTTCTTCTTTTAAAATCTTTTTTTTCTTTTTTAACTTTTGAAGAGATTGTTTAATATTTTGTACTTCAAAAGTAGAAACTCTGTTTCCATCTGATAATTTATCTGGGGATGTTGTTGCTAAAGCTTTTTTACCTAATGGATCCCTACTAAAATTACCTTTATCACTTCCATATTTAGTAGGATCTTCTACTGGACGCCCCGGATCTTTTTCATCATAACCTGTTGGTATTTGAGCCGGGCCTACTGCTTTGTCCCTTTTATTACCATATAATGAAGCTAAATCATGAGGAGTACCATAAGATGTACCTGATTCTACAGGATCATTTCCTTCATTTTCAATTTGTGAAACTCTAAACTTAGATATTGCATCATCTAACATAGCTTCTTTTTGATCATTATATTGATCAGGAGATAAACCATATATATTTTCATAAACCCAATCTTTACTAAATATTTTATTATCTATCATAGTTTGAGCTACTGTAGTTTTTGCTGTATATAGTTCTACTTTTTCTTGTTCATAAACTATTGATGGGGTTGTTAATTCTAATTTAAAATCTACTAATTGTTCATCTGTAAAACCTTGTGAATATAAATGTACTAATGCTATTTTAGTTAATTCTGATTCTATAATTCTTTGGATACGTTCTACTGTTCTTGCAAAACGAATATCCATACCCGCTAATGTTGATTTTCCTTCTACTCCTTCTTCATAACCCAAAAATGGTTTAGGTATTTTAAGAGCAGCCATCATTTTAGCTTTTAAGTATTCAATATCTTGAGTACCATCATAATCTAATCCTTTAGTAGTATCAATTCTTGTTGAAGCATCATTACCCCTAATAGGAATAAAGAAATCTTCAGTCATATTTTGCATGTTAAATTTAAGATTATAATCACCCGTATTTTGATCTATATAAGGTGTTTTTTTCATCTTATTAGCTGTATCAGCCATAAATTGTTCTACTTTATCAGGATCAGTATTACCAATATTAATATAGAATACCCTTTTTTCAGGTGCTCTCATAATTCTATGAATTAACATAGCATCCTCCATTAACATTAATTGTTTAAATACTTTACGAGCAGGTTCTAAATAAGCTCTACCATAAGGAAGATAATTTGAGTCTGTAAGTAATCTAAAATGAGCTACTTCATAGTTTTCTAATGTGAATTGATCTCTTCTAATTGTATTAGTTGCACCACTAGCTAAACCATTTGGATCAAGTGTAAATCTAACATAAGAAGGATTTTCTGGATCTGTTCCTTCTTCTCTTACTACTTCATAAACAGATAAAGGAATAACATTATATACTCCAAATTTTTCAGAAACTTCCATTTTTAAATAAAAATCTCCATATTTACACATATTTCTAACCCATGTAGGAAGATTAAATTCTACATTTAAAACATCATAAAATAAATTATGTAATACTTTTCTAATATTTTCATCCGAAGAATTAATATTTAAAACATCCCCATATTCATTTCTTGAAGTTGTTTCATCAGAAATAACATCAAGTGCTGCTGCAATAATAGGATCATGATCCATAGCTTCATAATCACTATAAAGCTGAAGTCTCATTGATTGATAATTCAGTGTTGGGTTATATTGTAATGAAGATCCTACAGGTTTATGTAGACGTGTAAATCTATCATAAAGTGAATTAGTAGCTAGGTTTCCATATTTTTGGATCCTACCTGTATCCATTACTTTAAGTCTTTTTCCTCCTACATTTCTAATGATTACATCACTTGAAAATAACCGTTGTAGTCTTGAAAATAAGCTAGTATCTGCCATTCTTTATTTGTTTATTATAAATATATTAAAGGAGCCAAGTCAAATCTTGTTGTCCATGTTCTCCTAAGTCTTGAGTCCATCCTGTTTCTTTTTTATTTGTACCACTAACAAAAATAGCAGGTGTTGTTTTTTTCCAATTACTTAATGCTGCATTTGTCATATCTATTCCTTGTTGGGCAAATTTAAGTGCTGTGTCTCTTATATAACATGCTGTTGCTAAAGACATAACTAAATCATCGTTATAACCTATTTGTGCTTCAGCTCTTCCATTTTTCCATATAAAAGTACGCATTTCTTCTAATGTTCTTTTTCCTTGAATAGTTATTGATTTATCTCTTAAATAAGCATCTAATTTTCCTATTACTAAAGGTCTTGTTTTCATTGACATTGTAAAACCAGGTACCATTTTAGTGGTATCTGTTATATCATATCCTTTAGCTAGAAAAGCGTCTGCGCTTGTTGCTGCTTCTCCTTTAGGAGAATAATATAAATTTTTATATCCTTTATCTATTACTACTTGTATTGTGTTCCAACCTATATTTGCATTTTCAATTACAAGTAATGCATTATTATATTCAGTTGCAATAGCAACTAACATATGTCCAAATTCTTTTGTACCTATTTGTCCTTTAAATTCACCAATTTGTTTACATTCTTTAACATCAATAATATGAAAAGCGGAATAATCTTGACTATCCCCTCTTGCAACATCTGCTACTATTATAAAGTTTCTATTATAATCAGGATATTCCCAAATATGTAAACTACCATCTATTCCTCTTCTTTCTAAGGGGTCACATATATTTGTAGATTCAACAAAAGTTAAAATTTCAGGTTCAAAAACAGTATTACCAGAAGTTGTAAAATCACAATCACATTCTTGTGAGGCCATTCTTAATCCTAATTCATCATCCTGTTTATTTCTCCATTCTTGATTTCTTTCTGGATGTACTGTCCAAGGTAATCTAATAGGGATGAATCCATTAGTTCCTTCTTGGGCTTTAACCCACATTCTATGAAAAAAGTTACCTGTTCCATTAGGTGTAGAAAGTACAATTGCTTTACCCCCCGTTGATAATGTTTGTTGTGAAGATCCCCAAATGTCTTCTATTCTGTTTTCTTCAATAAAAGCTGCTTCATCTACAATTAGTAAAGATATTGCTTCTGATCTACCAGCATCACTTGCTGCTGATACTGCTTTTACTTGAGATCCATTTTTAAGTCGAAGTGCTAATTTATTATTTTCTGTAAATCCTATTTGTAACCAAGAAGGTAAATTATCATACATGTATTTAACCTTTGTTACTAAATTCTTAGCTGTATCTTGTTTTGTTGCTACTACAAGTATTGATTTATCTTTTTGGAATACCATCATCCATAAAGAAATACCTGCGGATAAGGTTGAAATCCCTAATTGCCTTGATTTAAGTATTATATTTCTGTCATTTTTATTTAATAAATTTAGTACTTTTTCTTGAAAAGGAAAAAGATTAAATTGTATACGACCCCTTGTTGGATGTTGTATATAACAATATTTTTTCATAAAGTAGACAGGATCCTTAGCACATTTAATGTACTCTTGCTTTATAATTTGTTTTATATTTTGTTGGGCCATATTATATATTATACGTATTGAGCTATTGTTTTTTTAACTTGCTTTATACGTTCTTCTATAGTACCTTTAATCGTAGGAGTATTACTTCTATGCATTTGTATAATAGATTTTATTTCTTTATCAATTTTCATTCTATAATTAGCGTCTGTTTCTCTTACTCCATTATCCTCTATTTCTACTCCTTCAGGAGAAACATAAAATAAAACATCATATTCTTTTATTAAATGATATAAAGCTGAACCTAGGTGAAATTTTTCATAATCTTTCATAGATGTAGATAAATTAGAAAAAGCCATAACATCAATAATAGTTCTATCTGTTATTATATTTTCTTGCATCAATTCGGCTGCTCTTTCAGCCGCAAATACTAATTGTCCTTTATAGGTACTATCTGTATTTAAAGGTATACCCATTTCCATAAGATATTTTGAACGTTCTGTTCTAAAATTATAATTTTTAAATTCAGATAATTCTTTTAAACTATTTACTAGTGTAGTTTTTCCTACACTCATTGTTCCACAAAAACCTATTTTCATATTAATGTCTTGATGTTCCTTTATGTGCAGGGTTTTTATACCAAGGTAAACCCTCTTTACCTTTCATTATTTCATTCCATGTATCATAATCATATTCGATACCATTTAAATAATATTCTTTTCTTTTTTGTTCTTTATTAACTAAAGCAGGACCCTCTTCATCATGAAAAACTACTTTATTTCCAAAATCAATTACACGTGCTCTTGTTTTAGTACCATCTTCTTCAATTTTATAAACTCTTCTTACTTTAGTTTTTGGGTTAAACCATTTTCTAACATTTTTTATTTCTTCCTTTAATGCTTTTTCTTTTTCTTTTTTATTTAATATTTTCATATTTAGTTTTTTAATAATTGTTCTGCTACTAATGTACCTTGTGCACCTGATACTGTTATACCTCTTGCTGATAATGCATCACCTACAAAATGAACGTTGGGAAACCTAGTAAGACTTAAATCATCGTAATTTACTAAAGGTTCTGGTGCTAAATATTTTACTTCAGGCATATAAATGCCCCAATCTTTACCTAATGTTGGAAATACTTTTTCCATATCATGGATAAAATCTTGAATGTAAATAGCATAATCTCCAATTGCATCATATAAAGGTTCCATGTTTTCTACTACTTTAGTTTCTACATAATCTCCTTCTGTAGTTTTTGAAGGTACTCTATGACTTGGGGAATAAAATGTTCCTACACCATCTTCTTGCATTTTCTTTACTGCTTCTCTTGCCCATTTAAAAGGTTCATCTATACCTTTAATTTCCATTAATATACCAAAATTAGTCATATCATTTTGGTATTTTTTATCTTTTTTAGCATGACCATTATAACTTATATCTCCATAAGTATGTTCAGCTGCAACATAAGCTGCATTATTATTTGTGCAAAATGATCTTAATGATACACCTTCAGCATCAAATTTTCTATATAATTTAAAATCATAAGCAATATCAATTAATTTTTGAAAATGTTTTTGTGGTGCTTCAAAACGTACCCCAATTTGTACTGGTTTTGGTTCTGTTGGTAATTCATAATCTTCAGATAAGGATTTTGCAAAATCGATTCCTGATTTACCTACACCAAATATAAGTGTATCATAATCTTCCCAACCACCATCATAAAATAATATATTTTTGTCAAAATGAATATCTGTTACTTTAGTTTCCCATTTAAATTCTACACCTTTATCTACTAAATAATCATACCAATTCTTGCCAATTTCATGTAGATAATCCGTTCCAACATGCCATACAGGGAATAAGCGTAAACCAAAATGGGGTTTAATAAAATCGGGTTCATCTACTGGGTTTGAACATTGTACTTTTTCTGGTTTAGGATGAAATCGTTTGAAGTTTTCAATAACTTGATCCATCAATTCCATTGCTTTTTCTTCACCTGTGTATTTTGATAGATGACCACCTATTGAAGTATGGTAGGTTAATTTACCATCTGACCAACCACCAGCACCTAAAAAACCTCTCATTACATCGGATGCTGGTCTACGATATGGATCTAAACCCATATCAATAATTGTTATTTTGCCTTTGAAATTGTTGTCTACTAGTTTTGTTGCTGCATTTATACCAGCAACTCCCGCTCCTACAATTACTATATTCATACTTTTATTGATTTTGTGGTAGCGTACAAAAAAAAACTGTGACTACCAAATTGGAGGCCACAGCTCTCTAAAAAATTTATTTAAGTCGTCCGGCTATGAATCGAACTAAATGTTTTTAGCAATTACAATTACAATCACATTTTATTTTTGAACCACACCATCCAAAACATATATTTCTAAATGATAGTGCATATACTAAATCACATATAAATCTTTTCATAATTATTTAATTTTTTTAGCTTTTTCGAATGACCTACCACCAAAGTAAGCACCGATTACTGTTATTAATACTAATTGTAATAGATCTGTCCATTTTTGTTCTACTACAAATGAAATAGTTCCCGCATCAATAAATATCATTAAAACGGTACAAACCACAAGAAAAATTAAAACAAGTGGTCTTACATTTTTACTTAACCATGAATCACTATTCATGTCAGCTTTCCAACGATCTGTAATGTTTTTTTCCATTTCAACCTCGTAGTTAGCTATTAATTCTTTAATTTTTTGTTCTGCTTCTAATTTTTCTTCTTTAGAAGTATGTAGATTGTCTATAACTCCTCCTACACCTTCTACTAAATCTTTAGCTCCTCCGCTAAATATTGTTCCTAATATACTCATAACATTTTGTTTTTATTATTAATTTTATTATAACCTTTTAATTATTATCCTGTAAATACACATAAAAATTGTCCATCACCATCTGTTGTAGACCCTGATAAATATAATGATCCTGTTCCTATAAGTCTTGCTTGTGCTACTGAAGTTGGTAAGTTTTCAAATTTAATAGCTGATAAACTTGCACTAGTAGATAATGACTGACTAGTAGCATATACTTCATTATATCTAAAATCTGAAGATCCTAAATCATAAGCGTCATCTGCTGTTGGTATTAAAGATGTTGATACTCTTCCTATAGAAGCTGTATCTGCTGCTAAATTATCTATATTTGCTGTTCCATCTAAATGTAAATCTTTCCATTGTAATGTAGATGAACCTAAACTATAAGTATCATCTGTTGATGGAACTAAAGATACACTAGAAGAAATAGCAGTTGAATCATTAGAAGAACTTATAACATTTATATAGGCTAAAGCTACACCATTTCCGTCTGCTCCTAATTGATCTGAATAAATAATACCATCAGAATATATGTCTTTATATTCCCTTGTTGAACTACCTAAGTCATAAGTATTATCTTTATCTGGGATTAAACTTGAACTTAAGTTATTAATAGATGCTGTGGTTATTGTTCCTACTCCACTTACAGTACTTGTATCTATAGCTGCTGTGTCTATATTTGCTGTTCCATCTATATGTAAATCTTTCCACTGTAAATCAGATGATCCTAAATTATATGTGTCATCTAAACCTGGTACAATATGTACACTTGAAGTCAGTGCTGAATCTGGATCTCCTGATGAACCTGATATTTTATCTATATAAGCTACTCCATCTACATATAAATCTTTCCATTGTTGGGTTGAAGATCCTAAATTATAAGTATCATCTGTTGCTGGTATAAAAGAACCACTTAATTGTAATACTTGAGTACTACTACTAATTCCTGTAATAGATACACTATTAGCTAAAGATGAAATTGATAAAGTACCTATAGTAGCAGTTCCTTGAACATGTAAGTCTTTCCAAGAATTATTTGCTGTTCCTAAACTCCATTTATTATCTGCACTTGGTAATAAAGAACCACTAATATTAATACTACTACTAATACTAGGGATTGCTACCCCATTACCAACTGTAGTTATATTTGCTGTGGTTATATTTGCTGTGGTTATTGTTGCAGTTGCATTCGATAATGTGTCTATATTTGCCGTTCCATCAAGATGTAAGTCTTTCCATTCTAATCCTGAAGCTCCTAAATCCCAATGATCGTCTTTATTAGGTAATAAAGATCCACTAATATTAATACTACTACTAATACTAGGGATTGCTACCCCATTTCCAATTGTATCAATATGGGCAGTTCCATCTATATATAAATCTTTCCACTCTAATGTAGAAGATCCTAAATCATGTGTATTATCTACATTAGGTAATATATTTGAATTAACCCCACTTCCAATAACTAATTGACCAAAAGATCCAGTACTTGTACTACTACCACTAATTATAGTTAAAGTACCATCATATACAGCAAAAGATTTAATTAAAGATTCAAAATTATCCGCTGTAGGTTT